ATCAGCTTGGACAGGTGTTAAATGGGGAACTGAAAACTCAGTTGAATGGGAAGCATCAATTATGTTACCAGCAATTGATAATCAAAAAACTTGGGCTGGTTTAAAACTAACTAACGATCAATTAGTTGCAACAGATGCTGATCAAGTGTATTTTAAATTTCAAACAGACGCTACTAACTCAGAGTCTTTTGATGATTTTACTAAATGGCACTTTATACACAGTATTGGTGGAACTGATTTTATCAGTCAAATACCAGTAACTGTAGCAGCGAATACGCCTTACCATTTAAAAATTAAAATTGATGCTGATAGAAAAGCTACAATTTTTATAAATGGTATTCAGTATAATGTAACTACTACATCTGGAAGCACAGGTGGTACTGCGGTAACTGCAGTTCAACCTGGTAAACAAGCTGTTAAAACAGGTGCTTTAACTGACGATGTGGATTTTATTCCATATGCTGGAATTGAAGCAGGTGCAGCAGCAGCTGAAGCTTTAAATGTTCACTACATTGCTTGTAGTAGAAACGTTTACGAATAATAATTAATTAGTGTGGGCTTCGGCCCACACGAATTTTAAGGAGAACAATTATGGGATACATGGGTGATGTAAAAACTAAAACTTTCATCGATGACAACGCGTCTTCCGCTACATATGTTGCGGCTGCAGCTCAACCCACTTCTACGTTTACTCTTGCTGCTACTTCTTTTGGTACAAATACCGGAAGAAAAATTACGGCTACAACTGCTGGAACAGGTGATAATGGTAAAACAGTTACTATTGTTGGAACAGATGTAAATGGTGATGCTTTAACTGAGGTCATAACTTTGACAGGATCTGCAGAAACTTCATCTGGAACTACAGCATTTTTTCAAACAATTACATCTGCAACTGTAAGTGCACAACCGGCAGCTAACGTATCTTTAGGTATGACAGCTGATGTAGCAGGTGGAGTTTTTGCTGGAAGAACAAGGGTTAGACAAGCTAACGTAGGTTCTGGTGGAGCAATCGGAAATGTTGATTTTAGAAATTCAGGCACTGCAGGAACTTCTTTAATAACTTTAAGAACTCAATCAACAGCAGGTGATATTAGCACAGTTAACATTCCACAAGATGGAGTTTTATTTGACAGTGGTGCTTATATAACTTTTACTGAAACAAGTTGTAACGCGGTAACTGTATATTTTGACGGCTAGGAGGTTAAATGGCTAACACTACCTCTGGAACAGCAACATTCGATAAAACTTTTTCTATTGATGAAATAGTAGAAGAGGCTTTTGAACGTATTGGTTTACAAAATGTTGCAGGGTATCAACTTAAATCTGCAAGAAGATCTTTAAATATTCTTTTTCAAGAGTGGGGAAATAGAGGAATTCACTATTGGGAGATAGAAGAAACTAACCTTGACTTAATAGAGGGTCAATCAGACTATGATTTTTTTAGATCTTCAGGAGATGGAACTAGTGCAACGACCACTCCATCAAATGGCATTTATGGAATGTCCGATGTTCTTGAAGCACAATTAAGATCTAATAGAACTCAAACCACACAATCAGATTCACCAATGACAAAAGTAGATAGATCTACTTATGCAGGTTTTTCCAATAAGTTATCTAAGGGAACACCTAATCAATATTGGGTAGAGAGATTTATTGATAAAGTTAGGATACACGTTTACCCTACACCTGATTCTACAAATGCATCTAAAGATATGCATTTTTATTTTATAAAAAGAATTCAAGACGTTGGAGACTATACTAACGCAACAGACCTTCCATTTAGATTTGTTCCTTGTATGGTATCAGGACTTGCATTTTATCTTGCACAAAAATATCAACCACAATTAGTCCAACAAACAAAATTATATTATGAAGATGAATTAGCAAGAGCCTTAGCTGAAGATGGTTCTGCAGCGAGCACACATATAACACCTAAAACTTATTACCCAGGAACATAATGGCAAAATACGCAACAGGTAAATACGCAAAAGCAATATCAGATAGATCTGGTATGGAGTTTCCATATAGAGAAATGCTTAGAGAATGGAACGGATCATTGGTCCATGTTTCAGAATACGAAGCTAAACAACCACAGCTAGAGCCTAAACCACATGGTGCAGATGGTATTGCATTAAGAAATGTTAGAACAGATAGAGTAGAACCAGCTGTAGCAGTTTTATTAGGAAACAATCCTTTTGCTACAACTGCATCATCAGCGACGGTTACAGTAACTGAAAATAGTCATGGAAGATCTAATAGTGACACCGTAAGATTTAGAAATGTTCAAGGAAGTCCAGGAGGAGTAGAATTTACAACATTTGAAAATGCTTCAGGATTTAGTATAACTGTGGTAAACTCAAATAGTTACACTTTTAATTTAGGGACAACCGCAAGTGTAACAGAAGAAGGAGGAGGACCAACTGTGTCTGCAGGACCAGTTACAATAACGCCATGATTAATAAAATTTTAAATTGGATAAAAAATATTTTTAAACCTGAAAAACAAGATCCTCATCTTGTTTTGTATGAAGAAGTACAAAAACCTAAACCAGAACACTGTGCAACACATTTAAGATTTAAAAAAAGTTGTAAAGCTTGTCAGGAGATAGTAGCATAATGGCAGGATTAAGTGCATCAGGATTAAAGACACAGATTAGAAGTTATACGGAAACAGATTCTAATGTACTATCAGATTCTGTTTTAGAAAATATAATATTGAATGCACAATATAGAATTTTTAGAGATGTACCAATTGATGCAGATAGAAAACAACAAACAGGAAATTTAGTGGTGGGTCAAGAAACAATTAATGCTCCAGCAGGAGCAGTTTTTATTAGAGCTTTACAAGTTTATGACTCTACTTCTGCTACTACAGGTGCAAATGTATTTTTAGAGAAAAAAGATATTTCATATTTACAAGAGTATGTTCCATCAACTGAATCTGCTAAAAGAGGACAACCTAAATATTACGCTATGTTTGGTGGTGCAACAGGAGAGTCTGATACTACTTCTGGAAGAATAATGTTTGCTCCTGTTCCTGATGCTACCTATTCATTTAGAGTTCACTATAATGCAGCTCCTGCATTATTAGAGAATGACGACACTAATTACATTAGTCTTAATTTTCCAAATGGATTATTATACTGCTGTCTATCAGAGGCATATTCATTTTTAAAAGGTCCAATGGATATGTTGACATTATATGAAAATAAATATAAACAAGAAGTACAAAAGTTCGCTAGTGAACAAATTGGTAGAAGACGAAGAGATGACTATACTGATGGTGCTGTTCGTATTCCAATAAATTCACCGAACCCGTAGGAGAAAAATTATGGCTATATCATCAGCAATTTGTACAAGTTTCAAACAAGAAATTTTAGTTGGAACTCATAATTTTACTGCATCTAGTGGTAATACTTTTAAAATAGCTTTATATACAAGTTCTGCGTCTTTAGGTGCAGCAACAACTGCATTTTCAACTGATAACGAAATTTCAAACACATCAGGATCTGCATATAGTTCAGGTGGTGCAACTTTAACAAGTGTTACACCAACAACGTCTGGGACAACTGCGTTCTGTGATTTTGCAGACGTAAGTTTTACTTCAGCATCTTTCACAGCTAATGGTGCATTAATTTATAATTCATCGGCATCTAACAAAGCTGTTGCTGTTATCGCTTTTGGTGGTGACAAAACAGTATCTTCTGGAACTTTTACAATTCAATTTCCAACAGCAGACGCAAGTAACGCAATCATTCGTATAGCATAAGGGGGTAAACCTTATGGCCAACACTTGGAATAGATCAGGTACAACCTGGAGTCAAGGACTTTGGGGTGAACAAGATAGTAATACAATTACACTAACAGGTGTTTCAGCTAGCACATCAATAGGATCAGCAGTTTCTTTTGCCGAACAAGGTTGGGGTAGAGATGATTGGGGAACAGAACCTTGGGGAGAAAGTTTTGATCCTGTTATTTCAGTTACAGGTTTTGGTCTTACAGCCTCTTTAGGTGATACAGAAGAATTTAATAAAACAGGTTGGGGAAGATTAACTTGGGGAACTGCAGATTGGGATGAAGCTGCAGATGAAACTGTAGCTGTAACTGGAGTTGAATCTACTTTTTCTGTAGGTTCGTTTAATACACAAGTTACTTATGAATTAGACATGGTGGCAAACCCACCAACTGGAGATCAACTTTTAAAATTCGCAAGAACTAGTGTAGGAAATGTTTTAGTTGAAACAATAGAAATTGCTGCTGTTACAGGAGTATCAGCTAGTTTTTCAACTCCAACTTTATCTTACGTAGGAACTTTAGTTGGTTGGGGTAGAGATGCTTGGGGAGATAATTCTTGGGGTGAGTCTCCTAATCAAGTTTTAAGTGTTGTTGGTGTAGATGCAACTACAAGTGTTGGATCGATATCACCAGCAGATGCAGTTGGTTTATCTGGTCAAGAAGCAACTACAAATATTGGAAGTGTAACTTTTACAATTGATTCAACACCAGCAATTACAGGTCAAGAAGCTTCAGGAAATTTAGGAACATTAGGTTTAGAATTTGGTCCTGCATCAATATCTGGAGTATCGTCTACGTTTAATGTAGGAACATTAGGATTAGAATTTGGTCCAGCAACAATTACTGGTGTTTCAGCAACGGCTAGTGTGGGAGAAGTAGAAATTGATGACGCACAAATAATTGATATAACAGGTGTTGCATCTACATCTGCAGTAGGATCTATAGTTCCTGCAATAGGTGTTCCTTTAACAGGAATAGCTGCAACATCTTCAACTGGATCTATAACTCCATCAGATGTAATGGGTCTAACAGGACTACAATCTACTTTCGTAGATCCTACAATTGGAATACAAGCTTATGCAAATATTAATACAGGATCAAATGGCTCTTTTAGTAATGTTGACAGTGGCTCAAATACGTCATATAGTGATGAGTCAACAGGATCCAATGGTTCGTATTCTAATGTTGCAACTGGATCAAATACAAGTTATAGTGACGCTGCATAGGAGATAAAAATTTATGGCATCTACATACACACCTTTAGGAGTTGAGCTTCAAGCAACTGGTGAAAACGCTGGTACGTGGGGTACAAAAACTAATACAAATTTACAACTTATCGAACAAATAGTTGGTGGGTTTACTACACAAGCCGTATCGGATTCTGGAGATACAACATTATCAGTTTCTGATGGGTCAACAGGTGCAACTCTTGCACACAGAGTAATAGAATTTACAGGGTCATTAACAGGGTCAAGAAATGTTACAATACCTTTAGATGTACAAACTTTTTACGTATTAAAAAATTCAACAAGTGGATCACAAAACGTAGTATTTAAATATGTGTCAGGATCAGGGGATAGTGTAACTCTTGCTCCAGGTGCAGTCAAAATGGTTTATGCTACAGCGAATGATGGCACTAATCCAGATATTGATGACACAGGGTTTATAACTGCATCATCTACAGATACTTTAACAAACAAAACTTTAACAGCTCCAAAAATTGCAGATGCAGGTTTTATCGCAGATGCAAATGGAAATGAACAAATTATATTTCAAACAACAGGTTCAGCAGTAAATGAGTTAGAAGTAACTAACGCTGCAACAGGAAATCCACCAATCTTAGGAGCTAGTGGAGAGAGTAATGTTGATGTTCACATTAAACCTAAAGGCACAGGAGAAGTTAGAATAGGTACAGGTGCTGCCGCAGCTACACTTACGTCAAGCGGCGCTCATGACCTTGTTTTGGACACTAATTCTGGAACTAACTCTGGAACAATCACAATAACAGATGGAGCAAACGGTAATATAAACATAGCTCCAAATGGAACAGGACAAGCACAAGTAAGTGGAAATAAAATTGCCTCTGCTGGATTAGCTGTTGCTTTTTCATTAATTTTTGGGTAAATAAACATAGGAGAATATAAAATATGGCCGCACCAAATTTAGTCAATGTCGCAACAATAACAGCAAAGTCTGTTCAAGCAGCATTAACAACTACTTTAACAACAGAGATTTTAGCAAATGCTGGTTCTTCTGGAAAAGTTTTTAAAGTAAATAACATTATCGTAGCAAATATAGATGGTTCATCAGCCGTAGATATATCTGTCTTCATAACTAAATCAGGTGGCTCACCAGTTGCAATCGCAAGCACAATATCATGTCCTGCAGATGCAACTTTAGTAGTCGTAGATAAAAATACTGCATTGTATTTAGAGGAAGGCGACAACATCGAAGCTGGGGCAGGAGCAAACTCAGATGCAACTATTACTATAAACTACGAGGAATTAAGTTAAGGAGGGTCATAGTTTATGGCGCACTTTGCTGAATGTAGGGTTGATAATAACGAAGTAATTAGAGTTATTGTTGTATCAGATCAAGACGTTGCCGATAACGGCGGTAAGAATTCAACTGAAGCGGAACAATGGGTTAAAGATAACATTCCTCAAGGTCTTAGATTAAAAGCTAAATATGAAGCTGCAGGAGAAACTTATCCAGATACTTTTTGGAAGCAAACTTATAAAACTTCCGAAAGAGGTTTATTCGCTGGACATGAGTGTCTATGGAATTCTACTCATAATATTTTTACAGATAAACAACCATACTCAAGTTGGGTATTAAATACTACATCAGGACTACATGAAGCTCCTGTTGCAGCTCCATCTGCGGATATTCAAAACTATAGATTAACTGACGATTTAGATGACAATGGAGATAGAATTGGAACTTTTGACTTTTATCCACCACAATGGAATGAAAGTTTAACAACTTGGATTTGTAAAAAAAATCCACTTTCTGAAAATAAAATGAGAAGATGGGAAGCATCAAGTTCTTCTTTTCTTGCAGAGGAAGATATAGTATAAGGAGATTATTATGGCAAATGGCGGAATTATAGGACCAGTTAATGATCCAACAATAGGAGATGTAGTAACACCTTTTACATCACCTGGAACTTTTGTAGCTAAAAAAACACAAAACGTAGGTTTATTAGTTGTAGCTGGTGGCGGTGGCGGAGGTCACAGAACACAATCAAACGCAAGCGGCGGAGGCGGCGGAGGTGTTAGATTACTTCCAGCTCATCCAGTAACTGCAGGACAACCTGTATCTGTTACGATTGGAGCAGGAGGAACAGGTCTACAATTAAATGGTCAACCTTTTGCAACTGCTCAAGGAGATGATAGTTCTTTTGGACCTATCAGTGCTACTGGAGGTGGTTCTGGTATGGGACAAGGTTTAGGTGGTCAACCTAATTTTCCTAATACAAATAGTTTAGATGGTGGATCTGGTGGAGGTTCTGCTTCTTCTCCAGAAAACCCTTACACAGGAAATGGAAACGCTGGAGGTTTTTCACCACCAGAGGGAAATGATGGTGGAAACAGTAATGCTACCTCTATACCTGGCGGTGGTGGTGGAGCTGGCAGCTCAGGCGGTGCAGGAACGGGATCTGGCGCTGGAGGTGGTGGCGGTAATGTAGATGCTTCACCAGTATTTGGAAGCGCACCTCAACCTTATTATTGGGGTCCAAATGGAAGATATGGAGGCGGCGGCGGAGGCGGCTGTAGACCTGATAATGGAAATGCTGGAGGCGGTAATGCCGCTGGAGGCGGTGGAGATGGCGGTTCAGGAAATCCTAGTGGACCTGGTGGAGATGGTACAGACGGTTCAGGCGGCGGCGGAGGCGGCGCTGGAGAACAAGGAGCAGTAGGTGCAAAAGCTGGAGACGGTGGAGACGGAACTGTTATTGTTAGAGAAGTTAGTGTTGTTACAGCAGCTTCAGGAGTTTGGACTATGCAAGACGTATTCGCAAATCAAAAAGCAGATACCTGGACTAACTAGACTTTTCTTTTAATTAGTATATAAAACTCTCTAGAATGAATATAGAGAATAGTTACTGGTATTTTAGGGATGTTATTCCAAAAAATATTTGTGATGATATAATTAAATTTGGACTTCAACAAAATAATGAAAAAGCTATTATTGGTGATGCAGAACTCAACGATAAAATTAGAAAATCTAACGTAGCTTGGTTAGATAAAAAATGGATTTATAATGAAATTCATCCTTACATTTTAAAAGCAAATGAAAACGCTAAATGGAATTATGATTTAAATTGTAGTGAACATTGTCAGTTTACTATTTACGATCCAGGGCAATATTATGATTGGCACGTAGATGCTTGGACTCTACCTTATTTACCACGAAATCAAAAAACTGGAAATAATGAAAAAAACGCACCATTTGACGATGTAATAGGTTTAATAAGAAAAGTTTCTGTTACTGTCTGTTTAAATGATTACACAGAGTATCAAGGAGGAGAACTAGAAATAGCCATGGACGGCCCTCCACATTTACCTAAAAAAGTTCACGATTTAAGAAACATAGCTTCTAAAGGAACTGTAATTGTATTTCCTTCTTTTGTCTGGCATAGAGTAAAACCTGTAACTTCAGGCACAAGATATAGTTTGGTGATTTGGACAGATGGAAAGCCATATAGATAATGAATTACCAGATAAAAGATAATTTTTTACCTAAAGAAAATTTAGACATATTAAAAAAAGAAATATTTAGTAATTATTTTCCGTGGTATTTTCAAGATGAGGTAAATATACATCACAAAAATCATGAAGAAGATTTAAGTTATTACATGACACATAATATATTTAATAATAACATTGCAAGTAAGTATTGGAATTTATTTACAAAAAATTTATTATCTTTCATACCATCTACTGAGATTATAAGAGTTAAAGTAAATTTATATCCTAGAACAGAAAAAATAATTAAAAATAAAATACACTTAGATTATCCCTATGAACACAAAGCAGTTTTGTTTTCTTTAAATACATGTGATGGTTTTACTTCATTTGAAAACAAACAAATTAATTCTGTAGAAAACAGAGTTTTATTTTTTGAAGGACATAAAGAACACGCTAGTTCAACTTGCACAAATGCTAAAGCAAGATTTAATATAAATATAAACTACAAATAATGGAAACTTTTATAAGATCATACAATTTAAAAAATATAGATTTATGTGATAAATTTATAGGGTATCATAAAAATAACTTTGAGTACAAAGGTGATGGACATACTTATTCAGGATTAGATAAAAAAGTTAAAAATTCAATAGATGTTACTTTTTTTAATAATAATAAAAACATTTTTATACAAGAATATTTTAAAGAAATATCTAATTTCATTACTGATTACATGAATTATTTTGGTATATCAGGGTATTTAAAAACTAATGAAGCAGGAACGAATATTCAATATTATCCTGCTAAAGAAGGTGGTTTTTTTAGATATCATTATGAAAGAGGATCTTTGCAAGATACCAATAGGCAAGTTGTTTTCATGACATATTTAAATGACATAGAAGAGGGGGGAGAAACAGAATTTCTTTTTCAAAAAATTAAAGTAAAACCAAAAAAAGGTTTGACTGTTTTATGGCCCTCTGATTTTACTCATACTCACAGAGGCCTACCCTGTAATTTTGAAAAATGGATTGTAACAGGTTGGTTCTGTCATCACAACCAGCAATTAAAAAATGATTAATTTATTTCCTACTCCTTTAAATATTGTTGAAAACAATTCTGTAGACACCAAAGATCTAGTCGATCATTGTATTAATTTATCTAAACAAGTTGAGCGAGGAGGAAAACACTGGTTAAGCAAAAATGTTTTTAACTCTTCGTACACACATAATATTTACAAAGATAGTAAATTTAAAGATTTAAATAATTGGATAGCAAAAGAAGTAAATTTATTTGCTAATGCTTTAGGTTTTAAAAAACTTAATTTAGACAAAACAAATGGGTGGTTTAATTTGTATAATAAAAAAGATTACCAAGAATGGCATAACCACAATTTTGCATTAATTTCTGTTATTTATTATTTAAAAGCAAATTCTAATTCTGCTAAAACTCATTTTAAAAGTCCTTTACCCGATAATCCAAACACACCTGATTTTAATCCTTCTAACATATATACTTGGAAGACTTATTTTATTGAACCAAAACAAGATACTTTAGTTATCTTTAAATCTGATTTAGATCACTCTGTTGAAGCTCAAAAAGAAGACTTAACCAGAATTACTTTAGCGTATAATTTTTATGATTAATTTTACTTTTTCATACATTGATAAAAAAGTTAATAATAATATTAAAAACTTTATATATAAAGAAAAAAATAAATGGGCAAAAAAATTAAATTCAGTAGAAGCAAGGACTTCAGGATTTAATCCAAACTATCGGTTTTTTAAAGTATTAGAAAAAGACATCTGTGAAAATTTGTTTAGAATCACTAATAAAAAATGGGCAATGAAATGCTATTGGATTAACTTTTATGAAAAAGGAGATCATGCAAAACTGCATGATCATAGAAAAGATGCTATAAGTTCTGTATTAATAATCAAAGCTTCTAAATATAATCCCTTGATTTTTTATGATTTAAATAATAAATTAATCCCAATACCTGAAAGAGATGGAATGTTAGTATTGTTTAATTCACAAACACCACACAGTGTTATGAAATGTAAAGAAGAAAGAATAACAATAGCTATGGATTTTAAAGAAGTATGAACGTAGAAGATTTAAATTTATTCGCTGAACCCATATTAAAATATAAGTTTAATTTAAACTGTGATGAAATATTAGATGTTTTAAAAAACTTAACATACGTTCCTATCGAAGGCAAATATTGTTTTAGAAGTTCTGATTGTGATTCATTGTTGGATCAACTACCTAATTTAAATAAAAGTCTCATACAAGCTTGTGATGATTGGTTAAATGATAAAATGAAATTAAATGTAAAATTTGAAATTATTGAAGCTTGGGCTACTAAAACTAAAACAGGAGGATATTCATCAATGCACAGACATTCTCATTGTATTTTAAGTGGTGTTTTTTATTTAAAAGATAATAATCAAATAAAAATACATAAACCATATGTAAGTGATTTTTGGAATATGAAACCCACAGAATATACTAAACACAACTCTTTGTCTTATTATGTTCAAAGTAATAAAAATGAAATAATTCTTTTTCCTAATTATTTGTTTCATGAGATAAACAAATATCATGGAAAAGAAGATAGGTACTCCATAGCTTTTAATGTGCTACCTAGAGGAGACTTAGGTAGTCCAACAGGAAAGATAACATTATGACACATTTCACTATGTTTTCTACACCTGTTTTTATAGAAGATGTTATAGATACAGATTCTGAAAAAGAAGCTTTAATAAAACTAGCTTATGAAATTAAATCAAAAGAACCTTCACAACAAAAAACAAATGTTGGAGGATATCAAACTAGTGGGGTAAAAGATTCTAAAGAGTTTCAAAAATTAATAGGCAAGTTACAATCAATCATTAATAAAAATTTAGATGCCTATGCATTTGATCATAAACTAGAAATTAAAGTTAGAAATGCTTGGATAAATATAAATAATAAAGATGCTTTTAATAGACCACATGTTCACCCTAGTTCAGAGTTTGCATGTATTTTTTATTTAAAGATTCCAGAAAATTCTGGTAATGTTGTTTTCATAAAAGACTCTATGTATAGAATGGACGGCATATGTGATTTACCTGCTAAAGAGTCTAACATATTAAATTGTCTAAGTTTTTTTATAAAACCAGAAGAAAATAGATTTGTGATGTTTCCTTCATATGTTGAACATCTTGTAGAAGAAAATAAATCAACAGAGGACAGAATTAGTTTATCATTTAACTTATCTGTAATGCCAAAACAATGACCTTTAAAGTAAATAACTATTCCATTATAAAAAATGCAGTTAGTTCAGAAATAGCTGACTTTGCCTATGAATATTTATTATTAAAAAGACAAGTTTGTAAAACTTTGTTGGACGCAACTTACATATCTCCTTTTAATAAATACTTTGGAGAATGGGAAGATTCTCAAGTTCCCAATACTTATTCTATATATGGCGATGTTGCGATGGAAACATTGCTTATGAAAGTAAAACCTTTAATGGAAAAGGAAACAGGTTTAAATTTAATTCCTACTTATGCTTATGCTAGAATATACAAAAGAGGAGATGTTTTAAAGAAACATGTAGACAGACCTAGTTGTAAAATCTCCACTACGATGAATTTAGGAGGTGAAAAATGGCCCATATATTTAAAAACAGACAAAGTTGTTAAAGTAGAATTATCTCCTGGAGATATGTTAATATATTCTGGATGTGAGTTAGAACACTGGCGAGAACCGTTTGAAGGTGAAAATTGTGGTCAAGTTTTTTTGCACTATAATGATTTAGATACACAAGGAGATGAAAACAGATTCGATCGAAGACTCCACCTTGGTCTTCCTTTTGACGTTAAATAGTGCTATAATTAGCCACTATGTTACAAAAAATAGGATTCCAACCAGGTATTAATAAACAAATTACAGAAACTGGAGCAGAGGGTCAGTGGGTTGATTGTGATAACGTTCGTTTTAGATATGGTACACCTGAAAAGATAGGTGGTTGGAATCAATTAGGAACTCAAAACGAAAATGAGCTTACTGGTGCTGGTAGAGGCTTACATCATTTTATAAATAGTTTATCTAGAAAATATGCTATTATTGGAACAAACAGAATTTTATACGCTTTTTCTGGTGGTGTATTTTATGACATACACCCTATTGAATCAACAACAACTCTTACGAGTGCTTTTAGCACGACCAACGGATCACCGACAGTTACACTAACTTATTCTAGTGCACACAATTTAGTTTCAGGCGATATATTATTAATGGATAATTTCACCTCTATAACTAATTCTAACTTTAGTGCTTCTGATTTTAATGACAAAAAATTTATGGTTGCAAGCACGCCAACGAACACAACAGCAACAATAACAATGCCATCTAATGAATCTGGATCTGGTGCTACAACATCGGGTGGTATTAGAATTCAAAAATATTACACCGTTGGACCAGCTGTACAAGCAAAGGGTTTTGGTTGGGGATTAGGATCTTGGGGTGGTGAAGCTGCTGGTGCTATCACTACAACTTTAAATGGTGCTTTATTAGATGATACAGCAGGAACAGGAGGATCAGGAACTTCTATCACACTAACAAGCACAACTAACTTTCCATCTTCAGGCACAAATTTCATTCAAGTTGGTAATGAAGAAATATCTTACACAGGTGTTTCTGGAAATAATTTAACAGGAATCACAAGAGCAGTTAGAAATTCAACAAGATCTGCACATTCTAATGGAGCAACAGTTACAAACTCATCTGACTATGTTGCATGGGGTGAGGCTGCATCAGGAGACTTAGTATTAGAACCTGGTATGTGGTCGTTAGATAATTTTGGTGATAAAGCAATATGTTTAATTCATGATGGTGCTTGTTTTCAGTGGGATTCAAGTTTATCTAATGCAACAGATACAAGAGCTACAATTATATCTGGCGCACCAACTGCATCAAGACATATGTTAGTATCTACACCAGATCGTCATTTAGTGTTTTTTGGAACAGAAACAACGATAGGTGATACATCTACACAAGATGACATGTTTATTAGATTCTCTGATCAAGAGGATATAAATACTTATACACCTACAGCAACCAATACAGCTGGTACACAAAGATTGGCCGACGGATCACAGATCAGAGGGGCAATCAGAGGTAGAGATGCAATCTATGTTTGGACTGATACAGCACTATTTACACAACGTTTTGTTGGTCAACCATTTACGTTTGCTTTTGCACAAGTTGGAACTAACTGTGGACTTGTTGGACAGAACGCATGTGTTGAAGTAGATGGCTCTGCATATTGGATGTCAGAGAATGGTTTTTTTAGATATGCTGGTAAATTAGAATCACTACCTTGTTTAGTAGAGGATTTTGTTTTTGATAGTATAAATTTAGAATCTGGTAATCAAATGGTATCTGCTGGATTAAATAATTTGTTTGGTGAGGTTATGTGGTTTTATCCAGAAACAGGGTCTAGTGTTGTAAATAGAATGGTTTGTTATAATTATTTTGATTCAACTGCACAAAGACCAGTATGGACAGTTGGTAGTTTAGCTAGAACAATGTGGCGTGATTCTGCTGTATTTGGTAAACCACATGCAACAGAATACGATGCAAGCACAGATACTTCTTTTGATGTTGTGGGCAACACAGAAGGAAGAACAAGTTATTATGAACATGAAACAGGAACAGATCAAAACAGAAATGGAACTATATCAGCTATCGCTGCTAATATACTATCAGGAGACTTTGATATTACTCAAAGAATTGTAGGCAATCAAATGACAGGTATAGCTGACTTTAGAGGAGATGGTGAATTTATTATGAAAATAAGGCGATTTATACCAGACTTTATATCTCAAACTGGTGACACAAGAGTAACTTTAAATTTACGTAATTTTCCAAATGATACAGCAGCTAGTTCGGCACTTGGACCCTTTACAATTACCTCATCTACTAGTAAAGTAGACACGCGTGCAAGAGCAAGAGCTATTGCATTAAAAATAGAAAATACTTCAACGAGTCAAAGCTGGAAGTTAGGTACTTTTAGACTAGACACACAACCTGATGGAAGACGTTAATGTCAATAGATAAAAAAATAGATTATGTAGAACAGGACGGTTCTTTAAATTTCATAAAAAACTCTGAATCTGTAACTGTCCCTAAAAGATTTAAAGCTAGAAAAAATGCACCAGCAACTAAGCTAGCATACATCACAGATGCTGAAGCTAAGATGTTAAAGAAAATGAAAAAAGGCACACCGCACAAAGGGCCAAAAGGTATACCTAGTTACGATTCATATGGATCATTTGATTCTGATGATCCAAGTGTAGATACGGGTATGTCTGGTGTAGCAACAAGTGCTGCTGAAGCAGGGGGTGGAAGCGGAGCAGATGCAAGAGAACTATCAGCAGAACGTAATAGAGTAAGATCAGATTTAGGACTAACACAATTACCACCAGGAGTTCTTGATGAAGATACAAAAGATTATAGAAGCGCATTTATTGCAGCAGGTGGTGGTCAAAGAGTTAACCCACGTTTTTTTGATAGTAGAGATACAGTATCACCAGAAGAGTTAGCAAGAGCTAGAGCATACGCTAATCGTCCTGGTGTTCGATTTGCAAAAAAGGCTTTTGCAAAAACAAGAGGTAGTGGTGGTTTATTAGGACTTCTTTCTGGTGGTGGAATTTTAGGAAACATAATTAGAGGTCTTGGACAAAGATTTGGTTTAGGTAAAAAATTTAACGAACCAACATATGATATGAGTGAGTCTAATGATTTAGGTTTATTAACAGACAGAGTTAATCCAACTTATTTTAATGATTTAGGTAATGAATTAGCATTATCAACTTTTTCTACTCCAAAAACTGTTGCCCCTTTTCCACCAGGTAAAACACCTACATCAGTGAATAATCAAATAACACCTTTATCTATATTTGATAATCAAGTTGCACCTATGGGTGTTAACGTTGATAAAGGAATTGTACAAGCTCTTTCTACTGCCACTGTTCCAGAAATTTTAATGGATTTTACTGGTCAAATAGAAAGAGGCGAACCTATAACTGATGATGAACAAATGTTTGTTGATAACGAGATTGCTGCTTTAAGAGGATTTAGATAATGGCAAAGATAGTACAGGTATTAACAAGACCTGCACCTGAATATGATTTAGGTACAGCAGAAGCACAAGTTAGAGATCTTGATGCTATTGTTGAAAAATTAAATACTACATTTCAAGAAGAACTAAAAGACGAAGTAGAGGCACAAAACTTCTTTTTAAATTAATGGCAAATAGTTTTATAAATAAAAAAGTAGATTTAACTACAACAGATTTAACAACATTGTATACAGTGCCTAGTTTCAAAGCCGCTGTCATAAAATCATTGTTAGTATCCGAGGATGCTGGATCAGGAACTACGATAACAATAACATTAGTAAATGCTAGTGGCACTATATTTAATTTATTTAAGGATAAAGCAATAGGGTCTAAGGCAACAACAGAATTATTAACACAACCTCTTGTTATGGAGGAAAGTGAAATATTAAAAGTACAGGCTGCTGACGCTAATGAGCTGCATGTTATAGCCTCTATATTAGAAATACAACCAAGAGAGGTAACAGCATAATGGAAGTAATAAAGCCAACAAAAGTAGAAACAACGTATAGACATAAAGAAACTGGAGAGCTTTTTAAGGAAAGAAAAGACTGGGAATCAAAAGGTTACAAGGAAGAGGATATGGCTCAAGACGTAAATGTTGTAATGCCAAGTCTTGATTTATTCGGAGAAACCAAATAAGATAGATAAACTATGGCAATTTCAAGATCAAATATGGAAAGACAACTTCGAAACATGGGTGGCATTATGAGTTTACAAGAACCTAGACAAGGATATTTTTTAGGTAAGATTGTAAAGAAAGCTAAACGTGCTGTAAAGAAAGTTGTTAAAAGTCCTATTGGAAAAGCTGCTATATTAGCTGCAGGAGCTGGTCTTTTAGGTGGAGTTGGTCCATTTGCTGGTTTAAAAACTTCTGGTTTAGGGTCGTTTTTAATGGGAGCTAAAGGTCCTCCAGGTCTTGCAAAAACAGGCATACTACAAAAATTTTTTCTTAAAAATCCTGGAGCAGGTTTTTCATTAGGAAATTTATTAGGCAAAGGATTAACAACTAAAGGATTAGCTGCAGGTATTGCAGGACTGTCAGGTCTTGGTGGATTGATGGCTGCTAGAGGACAAGAAGAGGAGGATGATGAAGATATTTTTGACAGAGGTGAAGGTTTAGATATTGATAGAATAGTTAGACTTGCAAGAATGAATGACCCACAATTTAGATTTTTACCACCGTCAGAGTTTACAGGCTCTTACGCTGAAGGTGGTGAGGTAGATAAGAGAAATGCTATGATAAGAGATCTTTTAAAAAGAGGTATGGATGATGATACTATTTCAACAATAACTGGAGCATCACAAGAGCAAATTAATATTTTAAAAAAATTAAAACAAACAGATCCTGATAAACAACTTAGAAAAGAAGGTAAATTACCTAAATTACAAAAGATGGCTGAAGGTGGGATTATGAACCTTGGAGGTATGGAAATGGACCTTAGAGGTGGTGGATTTGTGCCACTAGGAGCTAAAGAAAAAGCCGACGATGTACCAGCAAGACTATCTAAAAACGAGTTTGTAATGACAGCAGATGCAGTCAGAGCAGCAGGTGGAGGAAGTGTTGATAAAGGGGCAGATAAGATGTATAAGCTTATGAAAGGTTTGGAGGCTCAAGTATAATGTCAGTTACAACTACAAGAACATTACCTGCACAGTTTATAGAAGATTTAGGTAAAGATTATGCAAGACAGTTAACAGCTACTACAGCCATACCTGTTGATACCTCTAAATTTGCACCGCAAGTAGCAGCACAAGATGCACTACAAACAAGAGCCGCAACATTAGCAGGACAAGGTGTAGGATCTTTTGCACCTTTTATACAAGCAGCACAACAAAGAGATGTGGCAGCAGGGCAACAAGCAGCGGCTGCACAACAAAGATTAGCAGATGCAGGTCAAACACTAGGTGGTGTTTCAACAACTTTAAGCGGTATAGCTGGTTTAACTGGTGCACCAACTGCAGCACAAACAGCAGCTTTTACATCTCCGTATCAACAACAAGTTATAGATACAACACTAGCAGAATTTGATAGACAAAGAGCAATCAATGAACAAAACATTAGAGATCAACAAGCATCTTTAGGTGCGTTAGGTTCAGGTAGAGCAGGTGTACAGTTATCAGAGTTTCAAGCACAATCAGGAAGAGATAGAGCTGCATTAGAAGCACAATTAAGACAACAAGGTTTTGGGCAAGCAATGCAAGCTAGACAACAAGACATTGCAAATAGATTTGGTTTAGGGCAAGCACAAGCTGGTTTAGCAGGACAACAGGCTGGTCTAGGACAACAGCAGTTAGGTTTAGGAGAATTTGAAATGGGTAGAGGACAGTTTCAAACTGGTCTAGCTAGTCAGGTCCCAGGATTACAGAGAGCAGATGTCTCAACACTAGGTCAGGTCGGTGCAGCACAACAAGCTCAAAGACAAGCGGTACTAGATGCACAAAGACAAGCAGCAAGAACCGCGGCCTACGAACCACTAGAGAGATTAGGATTTTTTGGTTCAGGTGTAACAGGGTTAATGGGTGGATACCCAGGACAATTCCAATTTGGTCAAACACCTGGAGCAGATCCTTTACAAACTGCATTAGGACTAGGAACAGGGTTAGCAGGAATATTCGGAGCATTGAGATAAGATGATGGATCGTATTTTAAAACGACCTATGTTTAGAATGGGAGGTCGAAGCGATGATGGTATTATGTCATTAAGACCTGGATATCAAGAAGGTGATCAAGTTGAAAAACCAGGGATTTTTACTAGCATAATGGATTTTTTAAATCCTCCATCAGGAAAAATTTTACAAAGAATACAAGAAGCTAACAAAGATCTAAAGGTTCCTTTTAAACAATTTATAGAAAACGTTTCTAATAAACCTTTAGAATTTAGAACACAAGCTGAAGCTGATAAATTTTTAGAGGCCAACCCTGAAAATATTAGACCTATTAAAATTTTAGGAACTGGTGAAATTATAAATGTAGGTAAAGGTAAAGGTGAAACTTCTAATATTCCAGGAACTCCTATAGTCCCTGACCCTCAAAAAAAAGTAAAAAGAACTAAGGGTAAAACTGAAGAACAGTCTGACAAAGATTTAATTAAAAGTTATATGGATATGTTTTCTGAAGCTATGGGTGAGTCTGAAGAAGATATATCAAGACAAAGATATTTAGAACTCGCTAAATTTGGTGCAAATCTTTTAGCACAACCTGGTGGAGATTTAGTTGGTGCTATAGGTAAA